TTTCGACCTTAATTTTATTAGGTTCGTGTTCTGCTCACTATCACATTGTAAAAGCAATTAAAAAAGGCTACCGATGTGACGAAACTAGCGACACTATACAAGTCTCGACAATAGATTCAATTCCTTACGTTCTAAGAGATTCAATTTATTGGGAGAAGGTAATTGTTCAGAAAGATACAATAGTTCGTTACAAGGCTTCTTATGTGCCTAAAACACGATTCCTGACACGTATTGAATATAAGTACAAGACAAAGTACATTAAAGCAGAAGCTCAGAAGGTAAAATACCAAAACAAATACATCACAAAAACGAAAGTTAATTGGTTATTTGTAATCATTGCATTCATCGTAGGATTCCTTGTTAGGTTGTCCTTTAGTGAAACCTTTCGAAGTAGGTTAAAACTTCTCACTAAACTTTAAATATGGGTAATTTCAGACCAAGAATCAGTCACGAAGAATTTGACGTTGTTAAACAATACAGAGCAATTAAAGAGGAGTCAAACGGATTAGGTTTAGATGACAAGGATGTAAAACACGGATGGATTAAGAATAAACATGCATCATTATTTTTTAAGAATCCTAACTTTAAAGAATCAGAGGAAACTAATTACAAAGAGCTGCAGGAATCTATCTTAAAAGACATTCGTGATTTCAAACCTGAGTACCCGACTATTTTTAGGAATCCATCAACAGACGGACACTTATTAGTAGTAGACCCTGCTGACATCCATATCGGTAAACTCTGCGAAGCGTTTGAAACAGGTGAAGACTACAACAATCAAATAGCAGTGAAACGTGTTAAAGAAGGCGTTCAGGGAATCTTGGACAAGTCAACGGGATTCAATATTGACAAGATTCTTTTCATCGGAGGAAATGACATCTTACACATTGATACTCCTAAAAGACAAACTACAGGAGGAACACCACAAGACACGGATGGAATGTGGTATTCTAATTTTCTAATCGCAAAACAATTATATGTTGACATCTTGGAAACTTTGCTATCTGTCGCTGATGTTCATTTCACTTTTAATCCCAGTAATCACGATTACACACACGGATTTTTCCTTGCAGATGTTATACAAACGTGGTTTAGGGGTTGTGATAATATTACTTTTGATTGTTCTATTGCTCATAGGAAGGGATTTTTATACGGGAAGAATCTAATCGGAACAACACACGGAGACGGAGCAAAAAACGGAAACTTACCTTTATTGATGGCAACCGAGTTTCCACACGAATGGAGTTTATCTAAACATAGATACGTTTATGTTCATCATATTCACCATAAAGAAAGTAAGGATTACATCGGAGTTACTGTTGAATCATTGCGTTCACCATCAGGAACGGATTCTTGGCATCACAGAAATGGCTATCAACACGCACCTAAAGCAGTTGAAGGATTTGTACATCATAAAGAATTTGGTCAAGTAGCACGTTTAAATCACATTTTTTAATATATTTGTGACTTCATAGTTTTTTGGTTATATAGAAGAAGGGGTGTCAGTTGAAAGCGGCATCCCTTTTTTTTATGTCACATAAACTAGACATAAACGGTTTATTTCCGATTATCTGCATGAATTTTACCCTTGTTATCTTACAAGAATGTAACATATTTACCCTTATTTTGTGACAATATATTGTGATTTAAGTATATTATAATGTCCATAACTGGCTATATAAAGGTCAAAAACATATTATAATGTCACTTTTAAGTTACATTAACACCCCTTCACGTATAAATAATTCATAGTAAAATCAAGCGTTTTAAAAATAATTGTAAAAAAAATGAAAAAAAGTGTTCATAAATTAGATTTAAATATAAAAAGTACATATCTTTGTAGAAACAAAAACGAAAAAGCTATGAAAAAACAAGAAATGATTAACGCTATTATGCTTGAAGAACGCAAGTTGTGGAATGACCTTCAAGAATGTTTAGAAAAGTTAGGAGCAAACGACCCTATCACAGAATCAGCTACAACACGTTGGGCAACTATTAACAAATTAGTAAAATCTTTAGGACTATGAAAACTTTAAACGAAAATCAAAAAGACATTATTGGAACTATTTTAGCATTGTCTTTATTTTGGCTTGTAATGGGTTATTTTACAGCTACGCAACCAATACACATAAAAACGGATAAAGTTCCGCAAATCGTACAGAAACACGTTCAATCGTCAGTATTAGAGAAATACGGAGAGTTAATCACTAAAAATAAATAAGATGTTAGAAATAGATTACGACAAACACGTCATGGACGTTTACTATGAAAGAGGAAATATATGTTTCATGGTTACTTTAAATTGGTGGTGGGATGATTACACTAAAGACAGAATTTTCGAAACTGAGTGGGTGACTATTGACTTTGATATTGTAGATGCTAAATGGTGGAGAGAAGACGTTGATGGAATGAATGATATTGTACCAACTGTGCTTTACAAAGAATGGTTAGCAGAAGAAATAGAAAAAATGCGGAGAAACGAAGGATTCTTGTTTGACGATATGCGAGAACGAATAGAAGAAATTCACGAAGAAAGATATGAGGATTATGGTATTTAGATTACAAAGGATGATTCAGTTTTGGAAAACGAAGTCATCACCTGAAACAATTAGAGGCAGCTTTAACGAAGACCTTTACAGAAGAATATGTGAAATAAAATTTAATCAGACGTTATGAGTTACAAAAGAAAAGAAAACCATGAAGCATCAATGCTTGGAATTGCATTGAGTTTAGGAATTGCATTAGGATTAGGAATTATTAAATTATTGACGTTATGAAATACAAACTCACATACAAAATAGGATTAGCAACAGTACAAGAATGGATTTTTACATCAAAAAGTTTGTGCTACTGGAAGAAGATGGATTTAATTGAAACAGGTCGTTTTAACATGGGAAGTTTTGAAATCGAACAATTTGATGTTTTAAATTGGAACAAAAAAACAACATGAAACAATGTTTTCAATGTCGGAGGATGCTTTCACTTGATGAATACACGGACAATAAAAGAATCTACACGCTAAAAACTGACATGGGTAAAAACAGAGTATGTAAGATATGCAACTTTGACCGAGCAGTAAAAAATAAAAGCGTAGTAAGATACGACTACGAACAGAGTAAATTTGTAGTGATTAAATTTAATAACATAGGCGAGGTTGGAGAATACTTCGAAACAAACAATTTGATATGAAAAACGACTTAATAGAACGAGTAACGTACCTTATTGAAAGGGATGAACTCAACAAACGAAATAGACGTAAGCAACACATTTACAAGAAGTGCTTCCTGATGAACCAACTACGAAAAGAAGAACTAACATACAACGAAATCGGTTCTTACTTCAATCAGCATCACGCCAGTGTAATACATAATATCCAAACGCATAAGAATCTAATGCAGTACAATAAAGACGAATACTTGGACGTTGTTAGAGAATATCAAGTATTCTTGGTTGACTCTAAGTACATCCTGCAGCCTAGAAACATCATAGACGATGTAAACAACTGCACAAGCCTTTACAAGCTGTTGCGTGTGAAAAGATGGATTGCAGAAGGACGATATAAAAATTTAGATGAAATTGAAAGTGTAACAGAATAATTGTTATATTTGTGAACGCGTTCATCCGACATTATAAACGCAAGGTATTATTTAGCCATTTTAATGAACAAGAGGTCGGATGCTTGGGATTTAAAGTGGCTTTTTTATGTAAAAAAAAAGTTTACTGGTTTTCTGAAAACCTTTACAACCAAAATGGTAGAGTTAATTTTTTATGGTTCAGATAAATCTGAAATGGATGAAACACAATTGCGATGTTTTTGTAACACACGTAATGAAATTTTTATGGGAATACGTGAAAAAGATAGTCCAGAAATTTGGATTACTTTAAATAAGTTTACCGCAATAAAATTTAGTAAGGAGTTACGTAAACAAATAGCATTGATTCAAGATGAGACAAGCATTTAACTTTTATCGTAGTTACTGGGAAGTAGCAAACGAATTAAACGAAAAAGATAGGTTGTCTTTTTACGACGCATTGCTAAAGCGTCAATTTACGGGTGAAGAAACAGAGTTAAAGGGTTTAGTTAAGCTAGTATACCTTTCGCAAAAGCATTCAATTGATAAGCAAATAAAGGGTTACGAGGATAAAACAAAAAGACCTTTGTTAGACCCTACCTTAGACCCTACGCAAGGGGGTACACAAGGACCTTCGGTACAAGAGAAAGAGAAAGAGAAAGTAGAATACACTAAATTGAAATTCAATTTTTTATCTGCTCTTTTAGATTATGGATTTGATGAAGGTCTTTCTAAAGAATGGATGCAAGTTAGAAAAGATAAGAAAGCAACCAACACCGAAACTGCATTTAAATCATTTATTGCACAAGTTGAAAAAAACGGAAAAGATAAAAATTTTATTTTGCGTACTTGCGTAGAAAAGTCGTGGAAAGGATTCGATTCTAGTTGGCTAAAGAATCAGTTTAATTTACCTCCTCAAATAATAGACTGATGTATAAAAGACTAACAAACGTAAACAACGAACTTTTTGACATACGCCAACAGAAAGACGTAAGAGGAAAGTCAATAGGTTGGGATTGGGATATACTTCCTTACACAATTAAAGAAGGATGTACTACTTACATAGGTTCAGCACCTGCCAGTGGAAAGACAGAGCTTTGGTTTGAGATACTTATTAACCTTTCGTGTTTACACAATTGGAATCACGTAATCTTCTCACCTGAAACAGGAAGTAGTGCAGAGATATTCGCAGAGCTTTGTTACAAGTATGTAGGAAAACCTTATGTACAAGGACAGAACTCAATGACTAATTCAGAGCAAATAGTTGCAGAGATGTTTATCAACGAACATTTTATTGTGATTGACCCTATTGATGAAGATTTGACCATTACTAAATTTTACGAATTGGTGGATGAAATAGAAAAAAAGGAAGGAATGAAAATACACACCACTACTATTGACCCTTGGAACGAATTAACGGAGGAGTTTATACAGGCAGATTTAGGTCGTGAGGATAAATACTTAAGTCGCATTTTGGGAACAGTACGAAAAAACGCACGTAAAACGGGACGACACAATTGCGTAATTAATCACGTTCGTGACCAACCTATGGTAAGCTCAAAGACAATTGCAGGAACTGACATCAGTTACTTTCCTATGCCCAGTGCAAGGGATTTTGCAGGAGGTCAAGTTTGGTTCAGAAAAGGACTGAGCGTTTTGATACCTTGGCGACCTCCTTACGGATTATTAGATTCAGATGGTAACGGAGCAGAGAAAAATGAAGTACATTTGAAGGTTGCTAAGAGTAAACCTAAAGGCGTATCAAAAAACGGAGTATATAAATTATATTTGGACTTAGATAAATATCAATACTATATGCTAGACTTCAAAGGAAATCGAATCTATGCGAACAGAACAAAGAAGTTACCTGAACAGAAAAAGATTACAATGGTAGAACAAAAGTTAAACGCTATTCACGCTAACAAAAACTTCTAATGAAAACGATAAACTCACTAAGTGGTGGTAAAACATCAAGCTACATAGCAGCAAATTATCCTGCTGATTACAATATCTTTTCGCTTGTTCGTACAGATGACATTAATTGCTTGTTTCCTGATGCAAAGGTGCGTCAAATTGTAAGCGATAGAATCGGAAGAGAGTTCATAGGAACACTGGAAGAAGATATGATTATTTACACTATGCTTGATTTAGAGCAATACATCGGAAGTGAAATAGTATGGCTAAGCGAAAGAACGTTTGAGGATGTAATTGATAAAGCAGGAGGATATCTTCCAAATTTAATGCGTAGATTCTGCACTTCAAAAATGAAAGTAGAACCAATTGCACAGTGGTGCTATGAAAACACGGAGCTACCTATTGAAATGAGAATAGGATTCAGAGCTAATGAAATGAGCAGAGCAAAGACAATGATTGACCGAGCAGTTGACGGAGTAGAGCATTTTAAGTTCAAAGTAGGAGAAAAAAACGGACGCAACAAATGGAAAACTTTACCATACAGAACTGCTACATTTCCACTAATTGAAGCAGGTATTTTTAAAGATACTGTTGAGCAGTTTTGGAAAGATAAACCCGTAAGATTTGCCTATAAGAATAATTGTGTTGGATGCTTTCATCGTTCATAGATATTCTTAAAACATATGAGCCAAAGAGATGAGAACAAGTTCCAGTGGTTTATTGATATGGAGCAGAAAAACGGATGCACATTCAAAAGTGGAGTTACTTACGAAAAGATAAAAAACCATAAATTACAATTAGATTTGTTCGATGAAGATTTCAACGATTGTGATTCAGGATATTGCGGACTTTAAATTAAAATTATGGATATAGGATTAAAACTACTTTACATCAAAGGACTGATAGAAAAGAACATTTGGAAAG